AGGTCATCGCATTGGCATCGAGTGCCGTGGGCGCGCGGTAGATGAGCGAAGCGTGCTTGCCCCACAGGCGCGTGAGCGAGACGGTCTGCCCGGGCTTGGCCGAGTTGTACCAGGCGGGCCCCACGAGCACCTCATCAATCTCCAGGAGCGCCGCGAGCGCCTCGCGCTGCATCACCGCACCGCCCGCGCCGGCGTTGCCACCGCTCGGGAACGCGGCCGCCGTCACTTTCGGGTGCTGGCGCAGCGCCGTCCAGGTCGCCTGACCCAGTACCAGGGCGTTCGGACGGATGATGGGGATGTCGAGCGCGTTCATGAGCGCCGAGATCGGGTTGCTGTTCGCGTAATCCGACCACTGGGAGGTGCCCGAAAGCGTCGTGCGGTTCGCCGAAGGGTAGCTTCCGAGCACGAACACGCCGCTTGCACCGTTGGCGACGCGGTTCTCCCGATCGAGCGCGATGAGATCGGTGAGCAGCATCGTGCTGCGCGCGAGCGGATCGATCGGCTGCGCGCCGGAAGTGCGCATCGCGGCCTCGGCCGCCTGAATGTCCGAGACCGGGACCGCATCGTCCAGGCCGTAATCCACCGTGAGGCCCGAGGTCTCGGTCGCCGTCCAGTCGATCTGGTTCGGCGCGGACTTGCGGCCCACTCGGGTGTCCGGGATCGTGAAGCCGTCCGCAAGCGTGTACTTGGAGTACTTGAACGAGGGCGAGGCGACCGGCACGCGCGGCAGCACCGCATCGGCAATGAAGCGCGCGTTCCGGTACGTCAGCGTGATCGCCGTGAGCGCCGGCTGAGTGACAAAGGGGGTCTGTGCCATGGTCAGTTACTCCTTAACCCTGCAGCATCGACTGCGCGAGCAGCACCGGGATGATGTCTCCCGATACGCCCGAGATCAGCGCGATGCCGACGATGCGATTGTTGGTGCCGGTCGCCGGAGCGGCGGCGACGCCGTTGCCGGAGGCATCTGCCGTGACGGGGTCGCCCCGCGCCACGGTGCCGCCGAGCTTCACATCGGCGATCCCGCCGAGGATGACGTCGACGCGCTCGCCCGAGGTCGCGGCGATCTCGGTCGTGACGCCGAGGAGCTTCTCCGTCGCGGTGGCGCCCGCGGCCTGAAGAACGTCGTAGTCGTTCGCGCCGGCCTTGACGATGCTGTTCGCGTTGATCGCGCCGCCGGCGTTGTAGGACTTGGTGAGCAGGTTGTTAGCCATGGGTCTTCGCCTCCGCCAGGACCTGGGCGACGGCCTGGGCTTCGTTCAGGGTGATTCCGAGCTTCGCCTGCTCGACGATCCGCGCGCGCGCCTGGGTGGCCACGGCATGCGGATCGAATGCGGTGCCGGGGGAGTCCTTCGGCGCGGCCGCAGCGGCGGCCACGGCGCAGGTGGCGTCCTCGCGCAGGTCCTTCAGGCGCTGCGCGTTTTGCGCATCGATCGCGGCCAGGATGCGCACCGCGGCCTCCGGCCCCGTCGTCTTGCCGTCGAACTTCATCTCCTTGATGAGTGCCTCGTGCCCGGCTCGCGCGAGCGCCTCGATGGCCTGGATGCGCTCGCGCTCGGCCTTGGCGCCCTCGGCCGTCCCGAGGGCGATCCCGAGGGCCTTGCCTTCGGCGAGCCCCTCGGCGTGGATCGCCTGGGCGACGTCCGGCGCTTCGGCGCGGACCTTGTCGACCGTCAACTTGTCCATTGCTACATCTCCGTCGTTGTTGATCGCCTGCTGCGCAACACCGGCGAGCGCGGCTTGGGGAATGGCGCTCGGCACGGCTGTGCCGGACGCCGCTTGAGCAACGAGCTGGTCCAGGGTGGCCACACCGTCCACCAGGCCCGCCTCGATGGCGTTTCGGCCCATGAACACCCGTCCATCGGCCATGTTCTGCTGAGCTGTCTCCACGTCGACGCCGCGATGGCGCGCGACGGCGACGAGGAAGACGCCGTAGACCTGATCGACCGCCGCCTGCAGCGTGTCCTTCTCGGCCATACCGAGCGGCGCGTTGGACGATCCGGCCTGCTTGTATTTCCCGGCCTTGATCTCCGTGACCCGCACACCCGCCTGCATGTCGCGGGCGGACATGTCGACGTGCGTGGTGATCACCCCGATCGAGCCAACCTGCGTCGTATCGCCGCTGATGTAGACCCGATCGGCGGCCGAGCCGATCCAGTAGGCGGCGCTCGCCATGATCCCATCGGCCACGGCGACGATGGGTTTTTGGCCGCGCGCGGCGTAGATCTGATCCGCAAGCGCCTGGGTGCCATCGACTGTACCGCCCGGCGAGTCGATGGCGAGGACGATGGCGCGCACCGCGGGGTCCTCGAGCGCCTGGGCGAACTGATCGGCGATGATCTGCGTGCTGGTGCCGCCGCTGATCCGCATGAAGAGGTTCGCCCTCTTCGCAATGACGCCCTCGATGCTGATCACAGCAACGCCGTTCTCGACGAGCAACGGTTGTCGAACGTTGCCGAGCGGCGCGCCGACCCTTGCCTCGAGCGTGTGCAGATCGAGCTTCTCGCCGCGGCAGTGCCGGGCATAGATCCCCTGCACCTCGCTGAACATCTCCGGGGTGATGGCCCAGGGGGCGGACACCACGTCATACAATCGCACGGTCGTCCTCCTCGGGTACGGCATCGAGGTCGTCCTCGTCGGCACCTTCCTCGTCGGCATCGTCCTCATCGTCGGCGGATTCGGCCGGCGCGTTCGGATCCGCCGGCGCCGTGTTGTTCGCCGGCGGCGCCGCGCGCAGCCCCGCCTCATCGATGAGCCGCTCCTCGATGGCGCGCCGCTGGACGATGTCGTCCCAGTCCTGGCCGCTGAGCGCCACGGTCTCATCGCTGCGGGTCGAGAGCAGCAGCGCAAGCCGCTTCTCCGTCGCCGTCACTTCCTTGAGCGGATCGATCTGCCCGGGCGCATCGCCGATCCACTCCGAGCGCAGGTACGCCGCCCGAAGGGCCGCATCGTCCAGGTACCCATCCGCTCTCACCCGCCCGCGCGTCACGGCCTCATCGAGGAAGGCCTCGTAGATGGGGTGACAGAACATCGCCGCGAGCCAGGCGCGCCGGCCTTTGTAGAAGCGCCAGGCCTCCAGGATCGCCGCCCGGGAGGCCGAGTAGCTCGAGGAGAAATGCTTGATCAGCACCTCAAAGGGCTGCTCGAGCGCCGTGCCGATGTGCCGCAGGAGCGACATCACGAAGGGATCGAATGCGGTATTCGGCCGCCCGGGGTTCGCGGTGGAGATGTCATCGCCCGGGTTGAGTTCCACGATCGCGCCGGAGCCGAGCCGCATGAGATCGCCCGTCTTCGGCGTCTGCGTCGCGGCCAACCCGCTCGCGTCGGGCTCGAGCCCAAGGCCCCCCTCCGCCCTCACGAACACGGTGAAGAGCGAAGAGACCAGCGCGGCCCGCAGCTCCGCGTCCGTGTAGTCGCCGAGCTGTTTCAGCGTTTCGATCACCGGGGCCAAGTAGGGCACGCCCCGGCTTTGCCCGGGCCGGAGCTTGTCGTAGAGGTGCAGGACGTTGCGCCGCCCAGTCTTTGCGCCGAAGGCCTTGAGCACGTCCCACTGCCACCCCGCCGGGGCGATGGCCCCAGGATGCTGGCGCAGGATGTGATACTCGACCGGCGCCCCGTAGCGATCGCGCCGGATCCCACCGAAGAGCTCGTCCGTGTCGGGCGCGTTGTTCAGGTTGACGACGCGGTCCGCCTCCACGAGCTGCACCTTGAGCTCATAGGGGAGTCCAGCGCGCGCGATCATCGGGAGCGGAGCGAACACATCGCCGGACTCGAGCGCCGAGCGGAACGCGAGCGCCTGCAGTTGGTAGAAGTCGAGCGTGCGCTCCGCATCGCACATACTCGGGTTCTCGGCCCATAGTCGAAACTCCCGCTCGGTCGTGCGCTGCCACTCCTGGGCCTGCAGCGGATTCATGCCGACCGCCCGCGCATCGATGCGCGCGCGCAGCGAAAGACCCGTCCCGACCGCAGCGCTCACGACGTTGTTGACCGCCCCGCGCGCCAAGGGCGTGTTCCGCGTAAGGTCCCGCGATCGGTTCCGCAGCCAGCGCCGATCGAGCGCCATGTCCGCATCGGGCGAGCCACCGAAGGGCAGCCAGTTCACCGTCTGGCGGCGGTCCAGGGCCCCGCCCTGCCACTGACC